ACGCTTATAACGATAAATTGAAAGCTGAAGCTTCTTTTAGATTAGGTACTCAAATTGTTTGGGGTCAATACTTTGTTAGACTTCATTTGTTAAACTCTTAATATTACTGAATTATGTGTGAAATCCTAGAAGGAAAGAACGCAGTATGTGATAGCGTGGGTGGTGTAAAAGCCATCTACGCTTGGAATACTGCAGACGCTACAATCACAAAGGCAAATGGTACTATTTCAGCTTTATCATTGGCAGCTGGTAAATATATCCACAAGTTTTTTGTTGAAATGGAGACGTCTAAATTTACAGCTACGAAAATCGGAGACAGAAAAAATCAATCTGTAGCATACGAACAAACAGGGACTATGATGTTAAGCGGTAATACTGCTACTGATATTGTAAACCTTGAAGCTTTAGAAATCGCTAGAACTACTTTCGCTGTAGAGTTGAACGATGGTACTTATGAAGTATTCTACGAAACTAATGGAGCGAGTGTTTCAGGTGTTAGAGATTCTGGACAAGCTTATGAAGACGCGAACGGTAACGTTTTGACTTTATCTGGTAAAGAAAAGAATAGACCTAATAAAATTGCGGCTGGATTAATTACAGCATTGTTAGACCCAGTTTCTTAATTAGAAATAATAAATTAATTAAAACCTTATTGAGAATTAATCTTAATAAGGTTTTTTTTGTATCTTTGAACTATGACAATTTTAATAACGAAATCTAGTTTAAACATTATAGCTTTGACATTGTCAGAACTTGAAGACCAAACACTTGATGTTAATTGGCTTTTTAGGTTTACTAAAGACGAAGGTAGACAAGAAATATTTTGCTATCTAAATGATTTAAATGAATCGACAGCACGTTATAATTTGTTTAATTTATTGGAAGGCGTAGATGCTACATTCACAAAGTTAGGAGATTATACGTACAGAGTTTATCAAATGCCTAACGGTGGCTCTTTAGATTATTCCTTAGGTATTCAATGCGAGATAGGTAAAGTAAGAGTTATAGATAACATTATAGTAGTGCCAGCAAGCTTTGAGCCTACATTAACATCAAATATTTATGGAGGAGAAACAAACAGCTAGAACGTTTAGCACATTTAGAGAGGTTGCAATCATTGACCCCGTCGAAACAGTAGCCAAAGAAGGGTGGGTAAAATGGGGAATCGACAACCTTTACCCTCAATTCTTATGGTCTTTATATGTTAACTCACCTATTCATGGAGGTATAATCAACTCTAAAAATACTTTTATTTCGGGTGCTGGTTTACAATATGAAGGCACTGAGAATTGGGACGAGATTAATAAAAATGGACGTTCTAAATATACACTAGACGAACTTGTCGAAATGTACTCCCTAGACCAGGAAGTTATTAACGGTTACTACATTAAATGTGTCTATGATTCATTAAATCAAAAGTGGCAATTAGAACACTTAGATTTTGAGTTGATGCGACCTAATGAAAACGGAACTATATACTACTATTCTGAAAATTGGGCAACGTCTAGACAAAATGATAAGACAAAATTCAAAGAATATACTAGCTTTTTTAACCGTACAAGTGAAACAAAAGAATGTGTTTTATTTATAAAAGCTAAATCTAGACAATTTATACTAGAAACTAAAAAGCTAACTTCAGGATATTACCCTATCCCATTGTACAGCGGTGGTATTGATTCAATATTAACAGATATAGAGATTAATTTCTTTAGATTATCTGAGGTTGTTAACGGTTATAAGGGCGGCACGCTTATAAGTTTGAACAATGGTATACCAGAAAGTGAAGAACAAGCAGAAAAGATAGTATATGACCTTAAATTAAACGCTACAGATAAGCGTAAACAAGGCGGTGTAAGCGTTACTTTCTCAGACGGTAAAGATAGAGAGCCTAGCATTGTTCAATTGAACGGAAATGACCTAGATAAACGCTATGAAAGTACAGAGGTTGGACTTTCTAAAAAGATATTTATTTCACATTCTGTTATTAATCCTAAAATGTTTGGTTATATTCAAGATAACTCTATGTTTTCACAAGACTTAGAAAATGATTTTAAACTATTCAATCGTACATACGTAAAGAAAAGACAAAAGAATATAGCAGATTCGTTAAATTATGTACTTTCAGAACTTAACGGAATGACGGGAGAAATTAGTTTTAACGAATACGAACTATTTGATAAAGTTGAAGTAATACCTAATACTCCTGTAGCTTTAAAGTTGTCAGCTGAAGACAACGAAACGCAAATACTAGATTTATTTTTAAGTTGTGGACGTTCTAAAAACGATGTTAAAATTATAAAATCTAGTGAATTTAAAAACCAAACAGAAGAGGAAATTATCGAAGGCTTTTTTAAAGACAAATTTGCTGTTAACGATAATCAAAATACAATCCTATCCATGCTATCAAATGGTGAGAGTTATGATGCAATTGTAAAAGCTTTAGATATGAAACCTATTGAAGTTTCAAAGATAATTGTAGGATTGCAAAATAATGGTTATTTAGATGGTGGTAACGTTACCGACAAAGGACTTCAAGAGATTGTAAACCGTGAACAGATAAGCGTTGTTTATTCTTATGAGAAAAGACCTAACGCGCCCGACTTAGTGAAAGGGGGTAGTTCTAGACCATTTTGTAAAACACTTATTGAAATGGATAAAGTTTACACAAGGAACGAAATAGATAATATTAGTTCAGCAGTTAAGCGTGACGTATGGAGTTATAGAGGCGGTTGGTATCATAACCCTAACACAGATATAAATACTCCTTCATGTAGGCATTTTTGGAAACAAAACGTAATCTTTAAATAAAATGAGTACAGCATTATTAATAAACGCATATAATCTTAAACAACTTTCTTTGATTCATGGAAATGTTGAAGATAGTATATTAACCCCCACTATTAAGATAGTACAAGACACAATGATAGAACCTATTATAGGGACTTCTTTGTACACTAGAATACTAGAAGGTATTGACCTAGATAATCTTAACGCTGATGAGGTTATTTTAATGGATAAGTATATTATTCCCGTAGTTGCTATGGGTTGTAATTTAGAATCCGTTGTAATGACTACATACCAAATTAGAAACAAAGCTACAGGAATAACAAACGACGAGTTTCTAAGGGGTGCAAGTGAAAGCGAAATAAATAGATTGCAGGATTCATTTAGAAGTAAATTTGAACACTATAGACAAAAGTTGATACAATATTTAAAATACAATTCTGTTCTATATCCTGAATACTACCAATACTTTTCTAATCCTGATTCTTTTTATAGTTGTTTAACGGATGGCGGTGAAGGAATTAAACCAGACTTAGGTAAAACTAGAAGTAATATCTATTTTAAATGAAGAAAACTTTAAATAATCTTAATACAGAACTACAAGCAATTGCAGACGCACACCTTCAGGTTAATACTTACTATTGGGGTGACTTTCTAAATGCTATAAACCAAGACAAGGCGGTTACATACCCTTTAATGTGCTGTTTTGTTACGGGTAATAGTTTAGATAAAGTTACTATTCCTGTTACTATTAATATAATTGTAGCTGATAAGTTTTTTAAAAATGGTCGACAAGGCAATTTAAACGATACTGAAAGCGATACTTTACAAGTTGTACGTGATGTTTATGAAGTTATTAGTAAAAGCCCTAGATGGCAAAACATTGGTAAGATAACGGGCGCAACGGCAAGTAAATTTCTAGAAAAAGGTGCAGATGAAAGTGCTGGATGGATTTTAGCAATATCATTTACAATATACGACAATCAAAGTATTTGTAATTTACCTATGATGGGTTACGACTTTGAAACGTCTGCCAATATACAAATGTGTGAGGACGTTATTATAATAAATTCGGACGGTTCATTTACCCATACGGCTGCAAGTGGTGACGTTTATACATTACCAGATACTACATACAATGTTTATGTAAATAGTAACTTAAATAGTACGTTCACTATTCCAACATTAAGCTAATGAAAAACTTTATAACCGACTTAGCATTTACAGAACAACTTACAACGCTTGCAAGTGATGACACTATACTAGTAAGACAAACTAGCCAAAGTAAAAAGAATACAGAGATAAGTGTAAGCAATTTCTTTGAGTCGAATATAACTCCACATATAGCTTTATTAGACACAACTATTCAAACTATTGCAGTTGCAAACACTCCACAAGTAATTACATTCAATACTTTAGATTTTGCAGATAAAATAACACAAACTTCTAGTTCTAGATTTACAGTTTTAGAAGGTGGGAATTTTATAGCTAATATTTCAGCACAAACAGAACTTTCTAGCGGTGCTAATAAATTACTAGATATTTGGATAAAAGTAAACGGAACTAATTTAGCTAACTCGAATAGTAAAATTAGAATTGCAAATGGTAACGACCAGAAAAGGCTAACTATTTCAATACCATTTACTTTAAACGCTAATGATTATGTTGAACTTTGGATGAGTGGCAACGATGTACATTTACGATTATTAGCAACGGGAGTAGAAACAACACCTGATAGACCCGCAACACCAAGTATTTTTTTAACAATAGATAAATTACCTTAAAAATTAAATAATTATTAATATCTTTATACTATGGCGAATAACATTAATATAACATTTAGCAAGGCGGATATGGGTCTTGAAAATGTGGATAACACTTCTGATTTAAACAAACCAATATCTACAGCTACACAAACGGCATTAGATAATAAGGTTGACAAAGAAGCTGGAAGCCGTTTAATAACTAGTGCTGAAGCTACATTGTTGGGTAATACTAGTGGAACGAATACAGGCGACCAAGACCTTCAAAGCGTTGTAACTGCTGGTAATACTACAGATACAGATATTCAATTTGGGGACGGTGTTGGTGTGTTACTAAATAATACTTCAAGACTTCGAGAGGGTACAATTGACTCAGGCGCTGGCGGTGGTGTAGCTCAAATTTGCGCTGTAGGTTACGAGTTGAAATGGGAAGCTGGTAGTCAATATGTAATGGATGGTAACGGTCTTTTAATACGAGAAGTTAACCATAAATTTACAAGTATTCCAGATGCAAATAATGATAACACACAAGGATTTTATGCTGGGTCACGTTGGATATTAGATAATGGAGATTTATATATTTGCACAGATGCGACAACCGCAACTGCTGTTTGGGAATTACAAACTATTGACACCGTGCCAACTGATGGAAGTGTTAAAGCTGTAGAATCTAACGGAGTGTTTGACGCTTTATCAGATAAAGTTGATAAGGTTGCAGGGGAAAGACTTATAACAAGTGCAGAAAGTACATTACTAGGCAATACTTCAGGAACTAATACGGGAGACCAAGACTTGAGCGGTTTAGCTCCATTAGCGTCCCCAACATTTACGGGAACGGTTGTACTACCAAGTGATACATCAATAGGCACTGTTTCATCTACTGAATTAGGGTACTTGGACGGGGTTGCTAGTAGCGTTCAAAATCAATTAAACGCGAAAGTTAATCTTAACACTTTAATAACTCCCGCTAGTGGAAACAAAGTATCTGTGGATGCCAAAGGTTTGGTTTTAACTATCACAGACGAATACGCAACTTCAACAACTGGGAGCGTTATATCATTTTCAAGTCCTAAAGTTTGGAATACATTTAGCTCACCATCAACAGCAAATTTAACAGACGACTTAACGGGTGCGAAAATTGGAGCTATTCAAAAGATATACTCAAATAAAGCGGTTGCGCCAACCGTTCCAGCTGGATGGGTTTTAATAGGTACAGGAACTTACACAACATCTACTTTAAATATTATATTTGCTGAGTGGGTGAGTGGAACTCGCATCGAATATTGGGTCACTAAACCAGCATAACTTATGAGTTACTACCATCATTTAATTAAGAGTGCAGTAGTGCCAGCATACGGTGCATTAACCACCGCATGGATAACTGCAACTGGAGAAACTGACCCAACTATTATAAGTGCTTTAAACACCTTAGAAACTGATTTAACTACTTATGGATTGACCGCTAAGATAAAAGCGTTATATCCAATGGTTGGAGGAACTGCGGCGAAACATAAATTTAACTTTATGGACGCAAGGGATTTAGACGCTGCTTATAGATTAACGTTTAATGGAGGTTGGACTCATGCAAGTACAGGAGCTTTGCCTAATGGGACTAATGCTTATGCTAATACTTATATGGCAACAACGGTAATAGATAAAAATTCAACGAACAACGTATATTTAAGGACAAACAGCAATGGTTTAAATACAGATATGAGTATATTAAGTTCTGGGAATACAATGTTATTAATGCCGAGATTTAATGATGTTCTATACGCTGATTACCCTTATACAAGAGACACTGTTGCTAATACAGATTCAAGAGGTAATTACACTATTGTAAACGCTTCAGGTATAGGAAAAAAAGTTTATAAAAATGCAACGTCATTGATTTCTACTACTTTTTATAATGAATTTTTTGGAGGCACTGTAGTACCAGGTACTAATTTCATATTTAGCGCGTGGGGTTTCTCTACTATCTCAAGGTATTCTAATAGAGAGATAGCCTCCGCATTGTTGGGAAATGCTTTTACAGCCACAGAAATAGTTAATTACAATACAGCTATACAAACATTCCAAACTTCACTTTCTAGAAACGTATAATGAAACTAACAGACATAACAACAGCAGAATGGACTACATATGTAGGTCTATTGACTATTGAACAAAAAACATTAATACATGGTAATCAATATACTACGGATTCTTATTTCAATCCTATTCAGGATTTAAATGACAACTGGGTGATTTCCATAGAGGAAATGAATTATTGCACAAACGTAGATTACCTTTGGGTAAAGAATTTAGATTTAATTATATACGAGCCAAAGGTTCAGGTAAACCCTTTTTAAGAAATGAGAGAATTCGTAGAGATAACAAAAAAGTATGGAGTGACAGGAGTATTAGCTTGTTGGCTATGGATGACAAACTCACGAGTGCAAGCATTGGAGGCTAAATTAGAACATTGTTACGAGTTAAGAATGGCAAACGGAAATTTAAAAGCTAATAGAATGTATAGTAAATCAATTAATTTTGCTATCTTACCAGATAAATTTAAAATAAAAAAAGGATGAGAAATTTAAAAGAAGTAAAAAAGAGATGGAACGCGGAAACACCGATGTTTTTTAAGAAGTTAATCCACGTAGGAATAGTAATAGGATTAGTTGGTGGTGCGTTAATTACGTTGCCTGCGACTGCTTCAGTAGGTGCGGTTCTAGTTACAATCGGAACGACTGCAGCAACGGTTTCAAAGTTTGCTAAAATATGATAACAACAGCTGAATGTATTAAAAGATACGGAAAGCCAAACGAGGGCGGGGTCGGTTATTTAGAAAGTATTACTTTACCTTATCCAATGGTTTATGACGGCAAGCCTGTTAAGAAAATGAGATGCCATAGGCTTGTTAAACAAAACTTTTTAGACGTGTTTAATGAGTTACTAAGTGTTTATACATATCCTGAAATAGTACGTTTAGGGATAGATAAGTTTGGCGGTTGTTTCAACTACAGAAAAATGCGAGGGGGTACAGAATTTAGCCGCCATTCATGGGGCATAGCAATTGATTTAGATGCTCAAAGAAACCAATTAAAGGAAACTAATAAGACTGCTAGATTTGCACGTCCTGAGTACGCTAAAATGATTGACATATTCTATAAACATGGATTTGTTTCTTTAGGTAGAGAAAAGAACTACGATTGGATGCACTTTCAGATAAAATAAAATAAAATATGAAAACGAGCCAAAAAGGTATTGAATTAATAAAACAATTTGAAGGGTGCAAGCTGAAAAGTTATAAGTGTCCGGCAAATGTTTGGACAATTGGCTACGGCAACACGTTCTATTTAGATGGCAGCAAGGTTCTAATGGGTCAAAAGATTAGCCAAATAGAAGCGGATATGTTAATGTTAAAGTTGCTACCTAAATACGAAGCTACAGTAATCAAAAATATTAAGGTTGCTTTAAATCAAAATCAATTTGATGCCCTTGTATCGTTTTGTTGGAACTGTGGAAGCTCACAAACTTTATTCAGATTAGTAAATCAAAAAGCTACGGATGAGGTTATCTATGATTGGTGGATTAATCATTATGTTACAGGAGGTGGTAAGTTACTACAAGGCTTAATTAACAGAAGACGTAAAGAAGCTGATTTGTTTATTAAGAAATAAAGGTTATATTTGTATGGGTTTTTCATAATTTCCCATGTGTTTGGTTAGGTCAAATTAACGCTATAGGCTCCACGCTTATAGCGTTTCTTATTTAGATTCAATATAAATAGTAATTATTTTATAATAAAGTTTGTAATAGTCAATATTATAGTTATCTTTGCTATGTCAATAAGACGTAACAATAATAAAAACACAAATTATGGAAGCTTTAGACTTTATTAAATCAGAATTATTACAGAAATTTTCTAATCAATTCCCCACTCAAAAAACTGAAATTACTTTTGGTGATTTAACTTATTCATTTATGCATAAAGATGGTTATACGTTGGAGTGTGTTTTTGAGGAAGGTATCCGTTTTTTAAATGGAAAAAGTTATAATGGTAAAGGTATTAGCGTTCAATTTATTTGCGCTGAAAAAACTCCAAAAGGTTATATTTCAAGTAAAAAAATAAATGTTAATATTAATGATAAAAATGACGTTACGATAAGCGAGGTGGCAGAATTATTAAAATTTAATACAGATGCTATTAAAAATACATTTAACCCATTTTACGCTGAACATAAAGCTAAAAGCAGAAACGCAGCGGCTTGGAACTTTATAGCATCAAATTATATTACAGACCCATACTGCACAAAATAATTAATAAAATGACAGCACGGAAAGACGGCATTTTTTAAACTAATAATAAAAATTATGAAAAACGAAAACATTTACATTGCACCCCCATTAGGAATCTGTATTAAATGGTGGAAATCAAAAGGACAAGCAGAAGCTACAACGGGAAGCTTCAATTATGAATTATATTTACAGTATTTAAAAGCAATAAACAAATAAATTATGAGAAACACAATTAAAACACTAGAAGAATGTATCGCGGATTTAAAGAAATTAATCCCTAGTCACAAAAACACAAGGTTTGTTAATTTCATGGATATTGATTTAGAAGTTGAATATCTAGATACTTATGATAATAGATTCCCTGAGGATGGTCAACACATCTACATAAATAATGTATATATCGCAGGAATTAACGTAACGGTATTATTCCAATCGAATGATATGCAAGAAGAATTAATTGATATTTATTTAAAAGAACAAGGACAATGAAAATATACGCAAAAATACACGCAGCAAAACAAGAGATAGGAGTAGTTAAAAAGAACGCTAAGAATCCACATTTTAAAAACACGTATGCCGATTTAAACGCATTAATCGAAGCGGTTGAGCCGATACTACTATCGAAAGGTTTAATACTCTTACAACCTATTAAAGACGGTAAAGTGTTCACACAAGTAATAGATACTGAAACTTTTGAGATGGTCGAAAGTAGTATTGATTTAAGCCCTAATTTAACGGCGCAAGCTTTGGGTAGTCAGATTACATATTATAGACGTTACACTTTACAAAGTTTAATGAGTTTACAAGCTGATGACGATGACGGTCAAAAAGCAAGTGCGCCACAAGCAATAACTAAACCAATTTGTTCTGCATCATTATTTGAGAAAGCAATAACTAGATATGAAGGATTAGAGTTAGATGTATTTGACAAGCTTAAAACAGCATATACATTGACAGCACAACAACAATTAGAAATTAACGAAATAACTAAAAGATGAATAATTTAGAAAGACAACAAAGAGAAAGCGTTATTGACATCACACCAACTACGCTACAAGATTACTTCGGAATATTAATCGAAGCTGTTAGAAACGGGGAATTAAACGCTTTAGAGCTATTCGGTAAAGCAAAAGAGATTGAAGAGTTAGCGCAAAAGGTTAAAATTGAAATACAAATACTAGCAATTGATGAAGCTGAAAAACGTACTGAGAAAACTTTTAATTTTGGTAACTTTAAATTTACGAAAGTAGAAGGACGTAGAATGATTGACTATTCAGGAATTGAAGAATATCAGATTGCTAAAGCTAATTTAAAAGAGATTGAGGACAAATATAAGCAAGTTGCTTTAAGTAGTTTAGCAAGCTTAGATGAAAGCACTGGAGAGATACTTAAACGTCCGATCGTAACATTTAGTAAAAGTTCAATTTCAGTAAAAAATATTTAATATGAGAGAATTTCAAGACGACGAGAATATAAAAGAGATGAGGTTCCTATTAAAATTATTCTTAACGATAATAGGATTAGTAGGAATAATGATAGGATTAACAGTTTACGAAATACTTACAAAATGAAAAGACAACTTAAAAAGAATATAATAGATTTTAGCGATATAGACCTTACTAATATCTTAATGATTACAGAAAATAACGGTTTAAAAGACGATGCTAACAGCCTTGTTAAATTAGCCTTTGAATTAATTAATAGATTAGTAGAAGCAGACCTTAAAATATTAAAACCATGAAACAGACAGCAGTAGAATGGCTTGTTGAGCAAATTACAAACGGCACATTACACACGAAAGAATTGATTAGCCAAGCTAAAGAAATGGAGAAACAACAGATTATAGAAGCTCACGGAAATAAACTAAGGAAATCTAGGGGAACAATTAATTGCGAAGAATGGGTAGGTGGTATTGATTATTATAACGAAACTTTTAAATCATGAAATGTTATATTTTTATACAATAACCGAAAAAAAACCGATTATATACAAGATAAACCATGAAACTAGAAGAAGCTATAAACCTTTTAAAAATACACCAAGAGTGGAGGTTAGGAGGTGATACAGAAATGATATACCCTAAGGAGTTAACACAAGCAATTGATATAGTAATAAACGAATTTACATTAATAAAAAAAGAGATGACAGCTAAGGAAAAATCAGAACACTTGATAAGACAAATGACAGTAGATTTTAACATAGAGTACGCACAAAGCAAGTTATGCGCTTTGATATGTTGTGATGAGGTACTAGACCACCTACAACTTCACGACATCGTAATGATAGATTACTGGGATAGAGTAAAATTGGAACTTGAAAAGCTATGATAACAGAATATTGTTTAGTAGGGTGCAAAGAAACACACCACCACACAAACTGCAGCGAGTACACAACAGGAATAGATTACGTTAAGCCAAACTTCTTAGAAGCTAAACAAGTTATTGCACGCGCTGGATACGCTAATTTGATAAGTACATTGAACATTTACACAATCATAGAAACTTATAAGCAGCAGTACAGAATCCAATGCGACAACGGTAAAGTACATAATTTATCAAAGAAATTATTTTACAGTAAAATTTAAAGACATGGACAAAGAAATAGCATACGCAAAATGGCTAAAAAGGTTTAAACGTACTAGATTAATGCCACTAACTAGAGAACACAACGGGGGCATTTTAAGAAACAAATATGAGCGTAAAGATAAGATAGCATTTAACAAGTGTTTAAGTGGCTTAGAATGGTTTAAAAACAACGAATATGAATAAGAAAATTAAAGCACAAGAGCGAAAGTTGAAGTTAATCAACAATCAGATGCACTACAATAAGCTAATAGCTGAAACAATGACAATGCAACCGCTATTTTTAGAAAACTTTGAAGAACTTAACGAAGTATTGCCAGAGTTTTTTACTACGGACTTACTTAAGAAGTTAGAGATGTTTAGCAATAGTCTGTACTATAAGCAATCAGATGAGGACTTGTCTGGACTTGCAGACGAGCAGATACAAAATACAAAGGAATTAAGAGAATTTTTTAATAAAAGTTTTGAGTTATGACAGTGTTTATAATAATTTGTGGAATAGCGGTAGCTATAATGGCATTTTGTTTTGCTTATTACGGAATTAAAGATAAATATTAATAAAAACTAAATTATGAGCGGTGGAGCATTTGATTACAATCAATATAAAATAAGACAGATTTTAGAGATTATTCAGCATGAACTAGATAAACAAGGTAAAGAGAAAGATTTTTCACCTTGGCAAAAAGAATACTTTGAGA